AAACACCGGAGCCGCAAGCCTCGATTGATGTGTCAGCAGAAACAGCCATAGCAAAGTTGCTTGACGGCGAGGGCACCGGCGGCTTTCTCACCCTGACACGTGGGACAGCGGCGGCCCTGACAGCCCTGAAGCTGGACCCTGACCGCCTAATCCTTGTCGGATTCGATGAAGTCCGCGCTGGCCAGCTTTCGCAGGAACCCTATTCCGAATCCTGTTTCGATTATATGGAACAGCGCTTGGATTGTCGGGATATCCGAAATGATATGCGGCAACGTGCCCCCGGCCAGACCAAGACCAAGGGCCATGACATCCGGGTCGAAATGGCCGTCATCGAAGCTGTGGCCCGCGTTCGCGGTGTCCAGGTTCTTCATGCCCAGGAGGCTTACGAATGAAAGTCCGCTGCATAAATAACGATGATGTCATTGACAATAAAAATCGTTTCTTGCTCACCGTCGGTAATGATTACGAAGTTACAGACGAGACGCCAAAATATTACTATGTCACGAATGATGCCGGTGAAAAGAACTCCGGTTATTGGCGCTGGCGGTTTAAAGAGGTGGTCGATATTTGACATGCCAATCAAACCTGAAAACAAAGAGCTTTATCCGCGTGAATGGCGGGCGATTGCGGCGGAGGTCCGGGAGCGCGAAGGCAACGCCTGCAAAGTCTGCCGTGTTCCGAATGGAAAATTCATTCTGCGTAGCCGTGATCGTAAAACATATTCGACTGGCGATTGTGAGTTTTATGATGCTGAAACCGGCGAATATCTCGGATGCACAAATATGCCTGATAATGGCGAAGGCGACAGGGCAATCAAGATCGTCTTGACCGTGGCCCACCTAAACCATGACACCACGGACAATGGAAAGCCCGGCAATCGGCCGAACCTGGCCGCCCTATGCCAGATGCACCACCTCCGCCATGATCAAGCCCACCACCAGAAGAACGCCGCCGCTACACGGGACCGGAAGCGCGCCGAAGCATCTGGCATGGGCGATCTGTTCACCTGATCTTTATCCCATTTTTATTTTACCTGTGGACTGTGCAAATTGAGATTTGCATTGTTCGCGGGAATCGGCTTTTGTGTGGCCGTTAGCGCCCTGAGAAGCGCGATGCATGGCCCTGGATTATCCCCCTAGCGAGATCATCGGAGCCTTTAACAGTTGTAAGACCATGCGGCAATTCTCAGCCGATGGTCTCACTTGGGGAATAATTGCGCCTGCAATTTTCATTTAAAGGGGAGTGCCTTTTGGGCAATTTGACAATAATAAAAAACCCTAACAAGCCTATTTTGATTGATAGAAGTGCAGTTAATGACCCGCACTTAAAATACATCGAACTAGCTGTTTACGTTTATCTCCTATCTCTCCCCGATGGCGCTGAACTAAAAATATCTGAAATTGAAGATAGGTTCTTCCCGTCTGGGAGGTCACTTTTACACGCACTCACAACCTTAAGCCGCCACGGATATATCACATACAATGGCCCCACCGGACAGGGTGACCATGATGATTGATCGTGAAGTAGAGTGGATTTCATATCCGGCGGACCTGTATTTTTCCAAAGACTTAAGCTTTCAGGAAAAGGCGTTTTTGATCGAGTTCAAGAGCTTGGCGAAGCGTGAGCCGTGGCGCGGCTGTTGGGCGCAAAACCGGCATTTCGCGGATCAGTTCGACCTATCCCTATCGCGCGTTTCAGAGGTCATAAACGGCCTTGTGTCGCGTGGCCTTGTGTCCGTCCAGATGCTCCGCGAGGGCAAGCAAATCGTTGAGCGCCGCATATTCCTGACTGACCTAGCGCTTGCGTTTTGGACCGGCGTACCCCCTTCGGAAAAGGCGGGGAACCCCCACGGGATTGGCGATGAACCCCCTTCGGAAAAGGCGATGGATAATAGTACCAAAGCTAATAATACCAGTGAAGAAAAGAATATGATCGAATCCGATCTTTTCGCCAATGTTCCAGAACCGATCAAACTTCCGGTTCCTCACCAGACGGCGACGGAAACAACGGCGACTGAATTTCAAGCCTTCTGGAAGGCCTATCCCCGGAAGACCGGCAAGGACACCGCATCGAAGGCGTTCATCAAGGCCAGACGCACCGCGACGGCGGAGGCGATCATGCAATCCCTTGCCATCCAGTGCGAGGTTTGGGCAATGCGCCAAACTGAGTTACAATTCACCCCACATGCCGCAACATGGTTGAATCAATCCCGTTTCAATGACGATCTGACAGGAGAGTTATCCGATGCCTCAAGACCTATTGCCCGGCCCGGCAGACAAGGGCCAACCGACGCGCTTAGAAGCTTTGCCGAAGCCGCTGTCTCGGTATCTCACGGGTTTCGAGAACGCGACACAGGCCTTGGAGACTTTGAAGACGGACCCCCAGGCTATCCGGATTATTGAGGCGGCGCAGGCGGCGCTTCCAAGCCTCCAGCGCGCCCAAACCGCTGGCGGCCGCGACGTGGTTGTCGAGGTGCTGTCCCTGATCGCCATAGACCGCCCCGTGAAGGACAAGACCAAGGAACATTGGGCGGAACATATCCGGCTGTACACCGAAACTCTTGGTGACTTCCCGGCGGATGCGATCAGGGCCGGCGCCAAGGATGTGATCAGGGACGCGGAAATATACGGCTTCCCGAACGTGGCGCAGTTGCTGGCGAAGGTTGCGCCCCATGCCCAGAAGATCAGGATGGCGGCCTATCGCGCCAAGGTGCTGGCGGAAGCCGAGGCGAGGGAAAAGCCGTCCGAGGTCACAGACGAAGACCGTGCCATGATGCTGGCGGAAATCGCAGACCTGAAGCGCAAACTGCCACGGCCTCCGGTTCCTACAGCTTCACAGATCAGGGCAGAATATGAAGCCAAGCATGGGATCGACAATGGTGCGGAATAGCTCTTTCCAGAAGATGCTTTTGGCCACACCGGACCATGCTTCTGTTTTTGACCGGATGCGGGCGCTACAGGCCTCCGGGAAGGGCATAACGCACATCGCCCGTATCATGTGCTTGTCGCGTCCAGACGTGCGGAAATACCTGTCGTAATGGATCTATCGCCAGAAGACATCGATCGGGAGGTCAAGGGCTGGCATCGCCGGATATTCGAGACGCCTGACAGAGGGCGCACAATGGCCGCCGGCGGGATCGAATTGCTGGAACAGGCGTGGCGGTTTGAAAACCTTCGGCCGCTGGTCGAACAAATCCGTTCGCACTTTCGGAAATAGCGCATCTTGACGCCCGCGCCATCCTAAGATAATTTCACGCCATAACCCCCGGAAGGGGCGGAACAAGCCGCCCCACAAAATGTCCTGATTAGAAGCCCGTTGAAAATATACGGTAACGAAACGGACCAGATCAGCCCGCCCAGGTTTCGGCCTTGGCGGGCTTTTTTGTGCAAACTTTCGCTTGCGTAACCGTTTTCTCATGCTAGGTTCAATCCGCCGGAACAATCCGGATTAACCGCAAACAGGAGGTCCATATGGAACCCGAAGAAACCACCGAAGTCCCAGCCGCTGAAACCACTTCCGAAACCGAAACGCCGGCATCCGAAGGCGAAGCGGCCGGCGACGAAGACGGCGAATAACTTTCCAGCCCCAGTCATATGAAAAGCCCGCCGGTTCACACTGGCGGGCTTTTTGCTATTTCGTTTGGACGATCACCACGCCATATCCCGGCTTCTTTTTGTCTTCCGGTGTGGTGAGGTCTTCAGCGGCGCGGTAATGAACCTCGCCAGTTTGTGCACTCTTGGCCTTGTTCCCGTATAGCACGGTTCGGCCATCGGGGGTCTGCCAATGATCGGGGCGCGGGCGGGCATCCATGACGGGCCTATAGCCTGCGATCCAATCCCAATCCCTGATACTGAAGTCAAAGGCCGGTTTCTTAATCATACCCCCACCTCATCGATATAGACCAGCCTAGCGCGTACCAGATCCGATATGGCGTTGACCCTGATCATGATTTCATCCGGTTTGTACGGCGACATAAAGGCGCGGATTTCAAGCGCCATCTGTTCCAGATAATCATCATGCTCCGCTACGTCGAAGGGGCGGACGGCGCGCGGGAATATCGCGCCAGGCTTCGGATCATGCCAGAACTTGCCGTGCCTGAAATAGAACATCGGGTGACGTGAGGCTGCGCGCTTGTGAACGTGGGCGGCACCGGATGCGAACCCGTCAAAGGCCAGGTCATCGCAACAATGATTAGCGAACGCGCCTTCATTCATCTGGCCGGACATGAAACAGGCGTATCGGATCTCATGCCTGAAGTGGTCAGGCTTCCCCTGCATTTGCGAGGATAGGCTATCTTTCGGAATCATATCAATGTCCCCTCTGCTTTGATGGGGGCGATCTTGACCACGGCGCGCGGATATATCGCCCATTTCTTTTCAACAAATAAAAATGCTACTTGCCGGTCATCAAGGTACGCGATGCCGTTTAGGCCGTCCAATATGGCCTTGGCCAGATTATCGATGTCTTTGACGTTGGTGGCGTATTGCCCGATCAGGCCGTCTATATCCCGCTTGCGCGTGGCGGACGGCACGGGGAACTCAAAAAGCAATTCAATGCCTACAGGGCCGGGAAGGGGCTTTACGCCACGATTTAGCGCCGCCTTCCGAACCTTCTTTTCATAATCAACTGTGGTCTTTGGTGTAATAGTCCGGTTGTTAAAAACGCGAGGCCTGGCCTTTGGGATCGGCATTCCTGAAATCACAAACTCAATCATCATCCGCCGTATCCCTATGTCAGGCCTCGCTTATCGTTTATTCGTCGTCGCCGTCTTCGTCACCATCGCCGCCGATCTTGGCCTTGAGGTCATCAAACAGCGGACCGGCCTTTTTCATACGTGAGGCGATTTCGTCATGGCCTTCGTTGACACCTTCGGCCCAGGCTTGGAAACAATCGGGCGGTATACCGTCCGGCGGATCGCCAGCGAACGCGCCCTTGCCAGAAATAGCGGCGATCTTGCCCTTCTGTTTCCAGACGGCGCGGTCCCGCTCGATAATGGGAAGGCCCTGATATGGATCAACCGACATCGCCACCATAACGCTATCGTCCATCGTGATGCCCAGCATGGCAGACATTTGGATCAGTTCGCCGAGCAATTCAGCGGCACGGATCGGATCATTCAAATCAGCCAGACGGCGGGCATAATCATATTCGGCCAGGCCGGCGCCGTGGGTTTTGATCAGGTTGCGGGCGTTATTCAGGGTCTTTGTGGCCGCTTTGGACGCCGCGGCCTTTTCTTCGGCGGTGGCTTCCAGTTCCTTGATCTTCTGATCGACCCATCCGAATTTTTCCGGGTCTTTGAAGATCGGTAGATTACCGGCGGCGTTATGGCCTTCGGGTGGCGGTGAGTCGTTATCGACCACCTTTTGCAGTTTAGGCGCCATGGTGTTTCTCCTGTTTGGCGGTGGGGTTAAGCGGCTTCCGTCCTGGCTGCGGGAAGAAGGCCAAGGGCGGTTTGCAGTGACGCGATCTGGCCGGTCGCCAAATCTCGCAATGCGTCTTCAAAGGCGGTGATCTTGGCTTCCTGCGGATCGCGGCCTTCTTTCCAGCGGAACGGTGTCGACGGCGGCAAACCGGCGCGGTCCAGAATGTGGCGCATAGGAAGGCCGCTGATTTCCGCCGCCTTAAGGGCGTTGTCGGCGCGTTCGGACATGCTGTTTTACTCCATAAATTCGCAAATAATGTATTGCACCGTTCCTTTATATGCAATATATCTTTTGCAGACAAGCCGCAAATTAACAGGAGACATGAATTATGCAGCTCACGTTTAAGACCAGTTCCGAAGGCAATTACATCGTACAGGATTGCGATGGAAAATTGCGCGTCCTTAAGATCGAAGTGGCCGATATCCTGCTGAACGATTGGCAGAGAATCGCCACCAGTGCAGAGGGGACTCTTGCTGTTACGGCAGATGCGATCGTAGACGGCCTCACCAATGCCTTGGTCGCCGCTGAACAAATCCGCATTGGCGCCTAACATGCGCAGCACCTGGAAGGAAAAAATCCCCGTGTCACAAAACGAAACCCTGGCCGAAGAACCGGCGGCCTCGCAAGAGGTCATCACGCATACCGAAGCCATGCCATTGGCGGTTATGGAGGCGCCGGCGCAACCGTCCGATCAATTCGGACAGTTGATGGGGATTATCGATCGCCTGATTTCAAACCCTGAACTTGATCTGGACCGCGTTGAAAGAATGCTTGGCATGGCGCGGGAACTGCGCGCTGAGAAGTCGGAAATGGAATACACATCCGCCTTCGCCATGATGCAATCCGATATGCCCGTCATCGATGAACACGGCGGGATCAAGGATAAGGCCGGTCGCATCCAATCCACATACGCCTATTACGAAGACATCATGGAAGCCGTAAAGCCTGTGATGTCCGCGCACGGCATGGCGCTGAACTTCCCGAAGGTCCGGACCACGGAAACACACGTCGAAGTCACCGCCGTCCTGAAGCACATCGGCGGCCACAAGGAAGTCCTTGATCTGGAATTGCCGCTCGATGATGCCTACGGCAAGAACCTGATTCAGCGCTATAAGTCGTCACAGACCTATGCGAAGCGGATTGCAGCCATTGCGATCCTGAATATCACCACCCGCCAGGCCCGCAAAGATGACGATGACGGCGCCGGTACTGAGGAACATTCCTTGGTTGCATTGTCGATCGGTCAAATCGATCTTTGCGAAACCGTCGAAGAAATGCGCGAATGGAAGCGGATCAATGCCGCCGCTGTCGCTCAAACCGTGTCCGCCGATGAAAATAAAAAGGTGGTCGCTCATTATCAAATCCGGCTGAAACGTTTGGCCGAACAGGAAGGACTCGCATAATGCCCGCCGGGAAAATGTATTTCGATATCCAACAGTCAACGCCTGAATGGCATGCAATGCGTTTAGGCCGTGTGACCGCTTCGCGCATCGCGGACGTGCTGGCAACCACGAAATCAGGATGGGCCTCTAGCCGTGGCAACTATGCGGCGGAACTGGTTGTCGAACGGCTTACCGGCAAGACACCGGAACGCTTCAAATCGGCCGCTATGGACTTCGGGTCCGAGACAGAAGAGGCGGCGCGCAACCAGTATCTTTATGATAATGATTTCGAGCTTCTTGCCAAGCGGCCGGCCTTTGTCGAGCATCCGTTTATTCCAATGGCGGGATGCTCTCCGGACTTGCTGATCGGGGATGATGGCGGAGCTGAGTTTAAAGCTCCCTTGCCTGCAACCCACATCGAAACTCTGAAAGGGAAAAATATCCCCGGCAATTACCTGAAGCAAATCTATTGGCAGATGGCTTGTTGTGACCTCCAGTGGATTGATTTCACCAGCTACTGCGCAGACCTTCCGCCGGAAATGCGGCGGTTTAGTCAAAGGATCACACGCAATCAAGCCGTGATCACCCAATACGAAGCCGAGGTCCAAACCTTCCTTCAGGAAGTTGAGGCTTCGGTAATTGCCCTACGCAACATGTATCCTGCGAAAGAAGCCGCATAATGACCAAGGCTGTTCTGATCATGACGGGTGAGCCAAACGAAAACACACAGGTTCGCCAGCAGGCGAAGCACTGGATTGACCGCGCCCCCAAGGGGACTCGTGTTTCATTCCAAGGTCCACAACGCAGTCTTGACCAGAACGCCAAGCTTCACGCCATGCTATCCGAGGTGGCCCGCCAGGTCGAACACTTCGGACAGAAGCGTACAGTGAATAGCTGGAAATATCTGTTCATGGATGCGCTGTCCCGCGAACTGGAAATCCTCCCGAATCTGGATGGCAACGGCTTCGTTTCGATTGGTCGGTCCACCTCCGATCTTTCAACTTCGCAAATGTCGGATTTGATAGAACTTATATTTAAGCACGGCGCTGAACATGGCGTCGTGTTCAAAGATATTCCCCCACCCGCTGAACCCCAAAAATAGGAAAAACCAATGTCATTCAAAAATCGCCTTGTGAGCGCCATACAGCGCGCATTGCCGTTTCTGGCACCCAAGCCCGAAAAAACGGATACGCGCTCTCCCGTGGCCGTTGCGCAGGGGCAGTCAGCCCTTACGGCGGAAATCCTCGCGCAGGACGATGCTTTCAATGCTGCGCTGACCAGTGATCCGGTTTATCAGGTCGCCAAGCGCGCCCGCGACAAGGCGAAACACCAGAAGAAGCGGTTCCTGCATCATCAGGACGCCATGACAAAGCGCATGACGGAAATCCTGGCGGCCGCGAAGGCGAAACGTGATGCTGGCTGATCAGTCCAACAACGATAATTTCCGCATTTCGGCCGGCGCCCTTGAGCTTCAAAAGCAAATGGGCGTCGAGCGCGAAGCCCGGCTAAATTATCTCCTGAATAACGTCCGCCGGATAACTCGCGTTCGCGGTAAACTTCGGGTCCAGCGCACAACTGCGCAATGGCTTCTAGATTGTGCTGAATATGATCTGCTTCGAGATCGCGTCTTTGAAATCGAGCGCATGTTACACGGCGTTGAAATTGAGGTTTTGAATTAATGGCCAAGAGGTCAAATTTTGAGCGGATCGAACGGGACTATTATCGCACCTTCGATCCGCGCGCCCTGAAGCCGTTATGGGGCCACCTCAATCACGAAACCCACTTCATTGAACCGATGGCCGGGGATGGCATCCTGCGGGATCAACTTACGGCCAAGGGCCATGTCTGCCTACAGGCCTATGACATCGAACCACAAGGGGCCGGGATCGAGCAACGGGACGCCTTGAAGTACAAGCCCGCCCATCACGGCTTCACCTTCATCACCAATCCGCCATGGCGCCGGGACATCCTGCATCCGGCTATCATCCATTTATCTGACATGGCGCCGACCTGGATGATCTTTGATTCAGACTGGGCGTTCACAAATCAGGCCGCGCCATTCATGCGGCGGTTGCGGCGCATCGTGGCCGTGGGCCGAGTCCGTTGGATCGAAGGAACCACCGAAGACGGAAAAGATAACGCGGCATGGTTTTTATTTGATAAGCCGGACAAGTTTCATCAGGCGCAATTTTTTGGAAGGTGACATGAGAGAAGAAATTATTGGTAATTGCCGCCTGATCCTCGGTGACTGCCGGGATATCATGCCCACGCTTGGCAAGGTGGATGCCGTGGTGACTGATCCGCCGTATGGCATTGCTGACATTTGGAAAGGCGGAAAGGGGCATGGGTGGGGTAACGCCCGTGATCAAAGCGCTTTACGAAACGATTGGGACCAAACCATACCAGATGAAGAATTAATGGCCTCAATTATAACGGCCGCTCCGGAAATTATAATTTGGGGCGGAAATTATTTCCCCTTACCTCCCTCGCGTTGTTGGTATATCTGGAATAAACCAGAGCGCGGGTTCACACTGGCTGAAGCGGAGCTGGCATGGACAAACAAAGATTCAATCATTCGGGTCTATGACGGGCCTCGCTCTGAGTCCGACAGACAGCATCCGACGCAAAAGCCCTTAGCGCTTATGCTTTGGTGTATCGACAAGACCAAGGCGAAATTAATTCTTGACCCCTTCATGGGATCAGGAACGACTGGCGTGGCTTGTGTTAAGCGCGGCAAGCATTTCATCGGCATCGAACGCGAGCAAGTCTATTTCGACATCGCCTGTCGCCGCATCGAAGAGGCTTACAAACAGCCCGATATGTTCATCGCGCCGCCCGAACCGAAACCCATTCAAGACAGTATGCTTTAAAACAAAAAGCCCTTGGCGTCGGCGGACACCAAGGGCTTCTTCGTCAATAGCCGCATAACAGGAAAGACCCATATCCACTGACGTTGCTTTTATGCCACGGGCAGGGATGGGCTGCAAGGTCAATGTGGGGTAGGGGCGTGGCCAAGGATCGTTTGATAGCCCGCTAGCAATAGGGCCATGACACCGGCAACCACAGTGCTGATCAGGGCAGCCATACTGAAGCCCGCCATCTTTTCGGAATTGGTACGCCACTTTCTCAGGTGGGCGCGGTCCTTTTGATACTCTTCATCGCGGAACATTTTACGCATAGAGCGAAGATCCGCGAAATCTTCCTGAAGCTGGATCGGGTCCGAGGGGTCAAGACCGAATGATGTCATCACGCGATTGACGGTCTTTTCGGCGCTGCGCTCCGCCTGGCGTTCCAGTATCGTTTCAAGCTGCGCCATCGTCAGGGGGGTGCCGGTATCTTTGTCTGGCGCCGTCATCAAATCCCCCGTCCACACTCAATTACCACTGTGGCAAAAATGCTAGGAACCGATAAAAATGTCAATGCGCAGACTTTGCCGGTTGGTGGCTGATCTCGTATTGATTGCGAATATAGGCTTGTGCCCCATCTAATCGGATAAAGGCTTCGTTGCAGACTTCCCCGTTATAGGCGAAGACGGAGGCGGCATCAGTGTCTTTAACGCCCGATGGGGAATCATTATCGACGCCGGGGGACTCGGTAAGCCGACCTGGATCGGCGGCGAAGGCCGCGTCATGCACCCGGACAAGCCCCATAGCGAGAGCAAAAGCAGTATCAGTTTTGGCCGTGACATAGACAGGAACCTTTTCTGTGATGGTACGAAAGACGATCTTTTGTGCTTCGTCTTTAGTTGTGACATCCTGGCCGATCCTATCCGCATCGGCTTGGGCGGCTTGACCGCGCTTATATGCTTCGGCCTGGGCCTCTTGCAGCGCCACGGCATCATTCTGGGCCTTCAGGGCGTTATCACGGCCATGGATGATGTTACACGCCATAACGGCGACAAAGCCGCCCAGGACGGCACCGGCGATACCAGCGGCGATATGAGTTTCCATTTTACGATTCCAACCCTGTGACGCAAACCTTGTATTCCGCATCGCGCCTGCGGAACAGTCCGGCAATGACGGCCTTGATACCATTGATCCGGCCATACTTCCAATCGTACAGTTTGGCGCATCCCTCTTTGATCCGGCCTTCATTAAAAGCCCTTAGCATAGATGACGTGATGAAGTTCGCCGGACCCACATTGAAAATGAAATCTTCGACGGCGCCGGCCGTGGGTGGGTTCTGATACAGTTCCGGCGCGTACTTCAGGACCGTAGCCAAAGCCACCTTGCGGTCATTCTGAAGATAGGCGTCACATTCCGCCTTGGTATAGTCATGGCCGATAACGATGGGCGGCCCGCCAGCGGCGTTGGTGTGGCCCGTGCAAGCGGTTAAGGTGCCCTTGATCGGCTCGCCCACCTTCAGGATGTGCGACGGCCTGGCGTCATCATAAGCGCGGAAGATCGTCCCCTCCCCCTGAACCGTAAGGGCGGTTGCGAAAACGCCCGCCGCGGCGATTAAACGGGCGACGGGCTTATAGGGATGATTAGGATCATGAGCGGTGGGCGTGGGCATCACTCACCTTGCGCAATTGGCACAAGAACAAATTTAGTCTTGTCATATGTCCCCACGGTCGTTTGTGTGACAAAGCTGGCCAGGAACTTCACCAGCGACATTGACCCCATGATCATCATGGCCGTGAAGGCGTCCATTTGACCGTTCATCACCAGACCGGCCAGGACTGGAAAGATTGCCGTGATTTCCACCGTGGCGATCTGAGTCGACAGCTTGCGAAACGGCGCCGGAAGCTTGGCGAAAAGATCAGACAGAGTCTTCATTGGACTCGCCTTCGCTTTGTTCCTGATCTACCGCTTTCGTCTTAAATCTGGCAGGAAGTTTCAGGGCTGGCACCTGTTCGTTTTCTTCCGGAGAGGCAATAGACAAGGCCTCCGCCTTAAGGGCCTCCAGCGCCTCGGTTTCGGCAGTAAAGAATTGTGATAGTTTCCTATCACCTATGGCAGCAATTCGTCCGGCAAGGTCTAAGCGAATAGCAGAATGATTTTCGATCTTTGATTTAATGGACATATTTACTCCTTAAGTTTTTCCTATTTGCTTAGATTTAAGCCTTTGTTACATAGGCGTAATATGTAGCATTTGCCAAATCTACGGTTCCGCCTGTGTTATTAGTCACGATGACGCGAACTTCATCAGCTACCCTGACGTATCCAGTTAAGGATAGGCCTGCAGTATCAATGCTACACGCGACCTGTACACCATCTCCAAGAGCCGCGCCTGTAACCGTAATTCCAAGTGGTGATGCCTGTGATATATTACTCTGACCATTTGCAAGGGATGGGCAGTCGAAGGCTGCAGACCCCTTCAAAATTCGGACATATCCAACACCTGTAGTTGATGGCGCTTGATTGTTATCGGCCCTCTTCCATGCCGCTCCATCCCATCGCACAAGCCCCTTTGCTCCGCCGTAACCATCCGAGGCAACCGCATAAGAACCGTCATTTCCAGACACAAGTGTTGGAAGGTTGGCTGTGAGGTATGACGGTAATTTAATTGGTGTAAAATGTTCGAATAGCTTAGCTGTCGCTGTCGTTCTGTAAGCTGTCCAAAAAGCGCTGGCCGCATTTTCCGCATCATTTAGCGCGTACATAGTGACAGAGCCGTCAGATGCTGCATGTGCTATGCGGGTCTTTTTTGTATTTGTCGCCGCCGTGGTCGTATAGAGATCAATGTTTATTTCACCAGCCTGGAACCTTGAAACGTTATTAGCTGGCGTAAACAAAAGCGGCGTTGATGCTGGTGATGCGAATTGAACAGATGTAACCGCCCCAGAACCATTTACCGAGAAGCCAATAGACTTGAAGGCCGATCCTGTGAAGTTATAACCATCAATGTTAATCCCATCTTTGGCGGTAGGTGGACTTATTCCTAGTTCATCAATCGTGGCGCGAATAATAGAACCAGTAGACGTTAGTGGTTGCTGACCATTTGCGGATGTGACGGCAATAATTCTTTCCCATCCTACTGATCCTATATTAGCAGAACAGGCGATCATGGCCTCAAATGTGCCTTGAACTACATCTCCAGGAAGTGCTGCCATTTGTAACATTGACTTATAACCAACCGTGTTTCCGGATGGGACTGAAATATTATATTCCCAAGCCGTCACGTTAGCTAAGTGAGCCGCTGATCCCGCATCAATGATAGCGGCGCCATAACCACCAAATAGAGCGCCGCGCTTTGCGCCAGACGTACCGCCATCGTTTGCAGATGCACGGCCAACAAAACCGCCGCCACACCAAAAGCGGTTCGTGTTTGATGAGCTTGTAGCCGCCGTCAAATTACATTCGGAATATATAGCTGTTCGCGTACCCTCAACAGCAGCACCACCAACCTTATGCAGGATTCCAAGGCCTTGAGTAGAATAAGACTGATCTGTCGGGCCGTCGATCGCATCTGAAATGTTTATAAAATTAAAATTGAAACCATTTGGCTGTTGACCGTCCCATGATGTTCCAAGCACACCAGATCCAGTTTGTGTAATATTAAGACCCTTATTTAATCCGGTCGTTACAGCCACAGCATCCATTTTTGAATTTAGAATAGATTGGCTAATGCCGCCAATCATATGCCATACAGATCCCTGACGCTGCAAAACCAAACGAGGATTAGAAGTCTTAAGCGTGATATTTGCACCACCCAAATCTATTTTTGTTGAATCATGTGTAACAACTATATCAGCACTACCGCGCTGAATAACGATAACCTGGCCTTCATATCCGTTCACAAAATCTGTCAATGCTGTTGATCCGGCCGTGATAAACCATGAACCATTCTTGACTGAAGGGGCGCTTACTCCAGATGTAAATGTACCGTTTGCCGTGATATCTGAAACTTCTCTTAACCAGCGCCCATTTCCTGTTGCTGCGGCGCCTACGGATGGTCGGACCACATTAACAAGATCTTCCGTGGCAGATGAGGAGCTGGCCCAATACCAATTAATTGGCTGTACATTTCCCGCATTGGCCTCTGTTGAATTGCCTGAAACCGTATTAGAGCCTCGTGTTACCGCGACATCTCCATCCTGAATGCTGATTAGGCCAATATCTTCCTGTTTAAGGGCGTAGATATCCAGCTTATAAAGAACAGGAAAACCCTTCACTAGGGCAACCTCACGTGTCCCACCCCCAGCCATCATAAAGGCTAAGCGTGATGATCCCGAAAGCCACGACATAGCCCGCGTAACAAGACCGGTCGCATCGGTGCGCGTCGGCAGGGTCAGCGGCTCGTGAACCTCAACGCGATCCGCTGTAGTGCCCAAGCTAAAGACGGAAAGGAAGTTTTTCACGCCGCTCGATTGGTTCAAGCGCGAGCGCAGGCGCAGCGCCGAATTTGTAACGTCCGCAAAGATCGAATGCCAATCGTTCGGATTGGTCGCCTTCGGATTGGCATAAAGCTTCAGTTCAGCGCCAACCACATCAGAATTCGCTACAGTGCCGGAAGCGTTGATGATCGACACGCCCAGCACATCGCCCTGAATATCGAGGCGCATCCGCTTGAAAAGGCCACCGGGATAGTTGTCGGGGCGGAAGGTGTCTATATTGTCCGGGGAGGTTGCGTCTGACGCATCGAAATAGAACAGACCATTATTAGCACAGAAAAAGGCCTCACCATCGGACAGGCCTTGCTCCGCCTTCATTTCCGTAACCGACTGCACAAAGAGAGCGTTGCGGAAGGGGGAGGGGTCTGTGGGATTGCCTTCGGCGTCCAGAGATATAAACAGGCGAGCCGGCACGGCACAGTAGACTTGGATCGAGGCTGTGGGATCGAATGACACCAGCGCAGGCGATCCCGGATTGATATTGTTTGAAATCCCCGTGCTTGAGGAATCGAAGGCGGCTATCCGGGTCAGTTGCGTTTCTGACTGGAGAAGACCGTACCCTTCTTCCGATAAATTGCCCTGACGCGCGACATACCCCACCAAAGACCCAACCTCGATCTTTTCTGGAATGGTGAAGTATTTTGTATCAGTGCGCGCCCCTAAGGCGAAGGTGCCTGTGCCGTTCGCGGTGGCGAATTGTGAACACAGATTAGCGAATGCAATTGGATCAGACATCGAAGGCCCCTATGTGACGTGTGCGATAAATAACACGTCACTGTTGCCTTGAAAACACAGCTATATATTTTCGTCAAAAAGCATGGATAGAGACGACTTCTCGAAATTGTCCCCCACCATCGGATAGACGTCCGAATTGATGCCAAAAACCTCTTGTTCCCCGACCGGCAAATCATGGCGATGGAAGAAGAACTCACCGGCGTTCGTCATATAGGTCAAGAACTCGCGGACCTGCGCGCCCTCACTGGCGTCGTCGATCCAGCCCATGACAAAGCTGTGTTGCTGGCGACTGTTCTTTGAGGCCGTGAATGTTGATGTACCGCGTTGTGGCCGCTGGCTAGTCGAGTCGGAATAGTTCTTGACGCCGATCCCATAATTGAAGCCGACTCGTGTTGAGAGAAGTGGCCCTGCCCAGAAGCGCTTCAGGTCCATATAGGCGACGGGATAGGCGCCCGATGTCGCCAGGCGCGAAGTTGCGGTAAAGATGACGCGCATATAGCGCGCGCTATAGGCCTGAGACAGGAACAGGCCCCAGACCCCACGATGACGGATCACATTTGAGGGCAATTCACCGCTGTCATAGACATCAGCATTCCCGGCGGCCGTATTGGAAAGCAGAACCTGGATTGTATCATCAGGGGCGAAATCGGCCGGCGCCTGATCAAACAGTGCTTCCGGTGTGGTTCGGCGCGGCCACTGTGCCCCTAAGACCTGAATTGAGCGCTCTTGCTGGAAATCGATGTCCAGCATCACAATAGGATCGCCATCCAGAAGAGCCCGCCATTTCAGATAGGCAGTTCGGTTCCCCACGTTAATCGCGGGCATCCCAGACAGTTCTTTTGAGGGAGTGAACACCGCTGCCGGATCATCCAACCAATTGATATATGATAGCCTTGCCCCACTTTGCGCCATGTCCGTCCCTATCCGTAAACCGTGATGACAACCGTATCAGGACTTCCGGAATCCTTCAGGCCAACCACTACCATCATGCGACCATTCTTGAAGCTTTGTCCTAAGCGATCGCTGATCAGCATAACATAATCCTGCATGTTGATCTGGTAGCCGGTACGCCACATAGTAATTCGAAGAAGGCGCCGATCTTCCTTGTAAAGACTCATGACGCGATCAAGAACTATCTGAGCGTCTTCTACGTCGCGAAAATATGAGGTCATGTCTGTGCCAACAATCGCGCTTTTCTGTCTGACCTTAGTTGCTCCAGACTCCGCCACAAGTGGGATGAATTCAGCGATTAGGCGATTTCTGACATCGCTATCGAGCAAAACGGAAACGTCGCCGTCTGCCATAGGAGTCCAGTTCTTGCCGTAGTTCAGTGTTTGCCGCCAGCGTGCCGGGCTAGAAAGCGATACCTGCTCAATATCGATAGTCTCTTCCTGAGTTATCGTATGAGAAGCCGCCTTAGTTTGCGGCTCATCAATGTATCCTGCGCGCAGGAGACGGTAACGATCTGATCCATACCAGCCATTAATGCCGCCTAATAGTGCATCAAATATATTGCTGATCTTAAGGTCATTTTGATCGCTATAATAACCTACAGGACCAGTCGGCAATTGACCAAAACTTAGGATATCAATTAACGATGTAGTCAACGCACCGCGCTCTATAGCTATCTGAGATAAAATTTCTCCGGTGCGATCTGTATATCCAGACGTACTTTTATAGCCTCGTATATCAGCAGTTATAGCGCCGGCCGGTCCAACCGTTGGAAAAGAACAACGGAATAATCCAAGAGCCGTACATGTGGCATATTGGCCTATATCTTCAAAAGCATAGGCCACTAGATGGGCATAGTCAGGAAAATCACCAGCATAGGTAAATGGTAAGCCGCGCTCTTTTACGGCGTCGACAGCCAGGATCGGGCCATCATGAACTTGATATACCCAATAATCATTATTGATTTTAATCGGAGTGACATTGAAACATTCACCGAATAGGGTTGGGACTATCGTCCCAGCCAAGGATACATCGCCGGTTAGGCCACCCTTTCCAGTATATTGACGCAACCATAAGGGCTGATCAAGATATGATGAGGATGATTTTACCAATAGCCGTATCACGTCATAGGTGACTTCCCACTGATCACCGATTCCTTCTGCTAAAATCCGACCATTGCCGCTGTCATCATCTTCAAAGACGTAACGCAACCGGACGGACTGATCTCCTGGAGAATATTGGTCCGGGAGATTATCCAAGGCGCCGTCTGCGTTTTGTAGTTCATATGAACCCAAGGCGGTGTCACCGCGGCGCGAGTCGTCTGGGGAAACTGGAATTTGCCTTTCAACATCAGAAGATGATCCGATGCGAGGGACCGCTAGTTTATTTGGGAAGTAGCTATCGAGCGGCTTTCCGTCCCATTCACCATCTGAGAACAGCAGACGTTCAATGCCATCTGTTCCTACCAATTCTGGAAAATCACAAATCGGAAAGTCTGCTATAGGCATAGGCGTTATGGTCCCGACATAGCCAGCGGTATTCTTGGCTACATTGACCTCTAAAAGAATACGTCCAGCCCTTTGACTAACGATGTTTCGTGCAAAGGCCGTCAGGGTATCGACGGGACCGCCTTCAATGATCTCACAGATTGGTAGATCAGCAATAGGCCTGAAGATAGACATACATTACCCCTAAACGGCCTTAGCAGTATTTTGAGCGATCTGCCGTTGCAAAGTTATAATCTGCTGTTGCAGGGTTACATTGGTATCTTGCTGATCGGAAAGTTGTTTTTGCAGCGCCTGGAAATATCCCGTTAGGGCGGCAAGAGCCGTGTCTGTTGATGATTGGCTAGTGGTAGAGGCTGAAACAGTATTTGTTGTTTGGGCAGTCTGTCCCGTGGTCGCATCGGCATAGCTAACGGCTTGCGTAGTCGCATTATCATTGGCTACTGAAGATGACACAAGTGTCGCCAGCGTCTGCAATTGAGAGTCTGATAGGGTGGCCCCATCCTGCGCTGCAGATAGGGTTAGATACTGCCCCAGTAGGTTCTTCACATCTCCGAATGTCCCTGATAATTGGCTTAGATCATTCGCCAGGGTATCAAGTTGCGGATCGGAATCACCCAAGATGTTTTTGATTTCAGTCAAAAGATCGATTTGCGAATTCAGGGCTTCGATTTGTGTGTCTGCCGCATCGGCGCCGCTAGTTGCAGAAGCGGAAGCCTGATCTAAGAGCGATGTTACCAGATTATAATCTGAACTGAATTGCGCGGTTGACCCGTAATTGGTCCTGGACCGTTCGATCAGTGTATTGGCTAAATCTGATAGTTTGGCCAAGGCATCCTGATCGCCACCTATGGCAGAGGCTGCCGTACTTTTGAACTGGTCACGAAGGCTATTAATCGACGCTATTGGAGTCGTATTGCTATATTGATCCTTGATCGACTGAGAGGTATCGCCAATTGATGTTGCCAAGCTGCGCAGATTTGCAGATGTATCTTTCAGGGTATTGATGGTGTCGTCTATACCGCTGATCAGCGGATCGAGCGCATCCAGAAGCTTTGACCCAACCACACCGATCTTGCCGGTGTAATCTTCGATCAAGCCGAGATAATCACCAAGCTGAAGCTTTTCAGTATCTGACAGGTTCTTGAAGAAGTTCGACGTCTCCACCGCATTCAGACGATCGACAGCGGCCAGATTGGCGCCCAGTGCCGTAGCATCTGCGATACGGTCCTTTTGCGTCTTCAGCATCTGTTCCAGATTGTACAGGGTTTCATTTGATGCCTGTAACAAGGAGTCGGCAGTGGAGCTATCAAACGTTGTCTTCAGGTCATTTTTAGCGCTTGCATAGGACGTATCCAGAGCGCTTGTATCCTGACCAGAAGCTGTCATTTGCGTCTTCAGTTGATTATAGGCGTCTGTGAGATCTGCAATGCTGCTATAGGAACTAGCCAGGCTATCAATGAAGTTCTGCGTTTCCTCTGAATTCAAAGCCAGAACTTGGTTTAGATCACCACCCAGCGCAATGGCATCGCTCACCCTTTCGGCCTGAGTTTTAAGCATGTCAGAATATTGGCCGGCAATGGAAGACCGCTCCTTCAAAAGCTGATCGGCAATATCGTTATTGAACGATGTCGCCAGTTCGCTTTTGGCTGTATTATATGCCTCAGTAAGGGCGGCGCTATATTTTCCCGTCTCTGCAATCAACGGTTCAAAAACATCACTGATCGATTTCAGATTAGTTTGCCAATCAGACAGCGGCGTATCAAGAGCTTCAAGAACGCCCTTCACGCTGGAAAGGGCGGAGGTCGTATCATCAAAGCCCTGGCCGGAATTGATGAGGGCGTCCTTAACTTTATTCAGGCTATCGCTTGCAAGCTTCGTATTTTTAAGGACGGATAACAGGGCATCATTTGCAAGGTCAGCCGCATCTCCAACGGAGCCCGTGTTGACCGTTTGACCATTGGAAAGGGTGGCTTGAGATTGGTCACGGTTGCCAATATGAAGGCTTGTGATGGTCGTGCTAAGTGTACCCCCCAAGCTTTTGATTGCATCATATCCAGAGGAAATCGCACTTATGGCCGAGGACAAAGCAGAGGATGTTTCATCCGTTGGCTTTCCATAGATTGATCCAGATATTGAACCAGAGGCCGTTAGATTTGCCGCCGCTCTATTGTCGGCCGATTTCGGACCCAGAAGCCCGCCTAAAATTCCACCAATAACAGATCCTAGAACCGTCCCTATTCCCGGAAGAGCCGTTCCTATTGCGGCGCCAACCGCCGAACCTATCGAGCTATTTAGCTGTTGTGCTGCCGTCTTTCCATTTAGACCAGTTGCAGAGACAATAGACTGTCCTGTAGAATATCCTGCGTAAGCGCTAATAACGGAACTTGCAGCCTTTCCGGCCACCGAGGAGCTATTGAAAGAGTAGCTTCCATCCGAACCCTTTTTAAGCACACCAACCTTTTCAAGAAGAGTGCTTATTCCATCTTTTGCACTTTTGAACACATCATCGAAGACGCTTTTTAGAGATGTGCGAAGCCCTTCTAGGACCGGTTCAAATCCAGCCTTTAATCCAGCGCTGGCTTGTTTCAGGAATATATCCTTCAGGCTAACGCCAAGGTCAGATATAGATCCCTTGCCATTAGTGAGGAAGGTGTCCCAAAACTGATCAGAAGCCGATGTCAGGGAGTCTACTGCACCGTCAGTAGCCGTCTTCTGGTCAAGCGCCTTGATACGCTCTCCGACCTTCAGAATTTTGTCGTATTCTTCACTGATCTTTCGACGGGCCTGCAGTTCCTGATAGGCATCGTAGACCACCTGTTGCGATAGGACCTCGCCTTCCTTCAGGTTGGTCACAGCTTCTTTATACGCCTGCGCATAATCAGACCAACTGTTAAAGCTATCTAACGAGCTTCCGGAATTTATGTTGCTATTCAGGATTTTCATGCTGCCGACTTCGGCCAGCTTGGCATTGATTTGCTTGATCGCGGTGTCCACGATCTTTGTGCCCTTTTGCATGGCGTCGAACAGGCCCTTGTTAAAGGCATTGTCAAAGGTCATCACCGCCTTGGCCGTGTCAGCGCTATCGAATACGGTCAGTTTTGGAAGCTTTTCTTTCGTTGATTTTTTGAATCCATCATAGGACTTCGTTACCCGGTTGATCTGTTCATCCAGATATTTTGCCTGCTGTGTCAGGTCTTTCATACTGAAGCCATCGCCGCCGGCGTCGATCGCTGCCTGAAGTTGGGCGCGCTGTTGTTTTAAGGCCGTCAGTTGGCCGGAGGGGCCGCTAGATAGTTGTGAAGCGATTTGTGCCGTCTGCTGTTTGCGAATGGACTCCTGATTATTGATTTCCTTTATGGAATTTACCTGTGCATCTAGCAAAATCTTTTGATTTTGCAGGGCGGTTAATTCAGCTTGTTGAGTATCTGTAAACGCGCCCCTTCCTGAGACGTTTCCTTTTGCCGTCTGTTCTTTTGCATTTTTCAAAACTGCAATTCTGGCATCTATAGATTTTTGAGCAGAGACTGATTTATCATCTGCAGTTTGTACCTTGCCCCAATTCATCAGGGAATTGGTGGCCTGGCCGATCATATCCTTCAGACCTTTCCAGGACTGTTCCAGAATGCCAAGGTTTTCCACCTGGTGCCCGACCTGACCATTGAGGGCCTGCATCGCCAGGGCTGCCGCCCCCTGCGCATCGCCCGACTCCTGCATCGCTTTTATTTGCTCGTACAGTCCGCCAGTCAGGAAGTGATAAGTCTCATTAAGCTGCGCAGCCGCTTTAGTGGTATCCCCGAATAGCGGGAGAAGGCTTTCCATAGACTTCTTCGCGTCGGTCCCCATGGCCTTCGATAGGTTGATTGCGGTTTCAGTCAATAGGCCGACATTTTCTCCCATTACCTTACCGGACTGAACCACCTGAAGTTCTAGCCCACGGACCTCTTGCGCAGACTTTCCGGTACTTTCATGGATAGCATCTGCCATGCTGTAGAAATCAGCAGAGGTTACACCAGCAGCGCGACCCGTAGCGTTTAAGGAATTAATGACCTTTATCGACTCTTCGGCGCCATTGTGCATTTCGTTTAAGGCAATGACAACGGCGCCCACGGCGGCGGCCACAGCTGTACCGGCCAGGATCAGGCCACCGAAGCGCGTGACCAGCGAACCGATTCCGGAACCGACTTGAGACAGCACGTTCTTCCATGAAACGCCGGCTTGTCCGACAATGGTATTTGCGGTGAGCATCTGTTGCACAAAGGCCTTCAACGGGTTTTGGCCGGAAATGATCGATTCGGAGAAGTCCTTGACCTGAACAGACAGGTTCATCATTTCATGAGTGGTCAGCTTGGTCTTTTCAGCTACGCCTGTGACGCCGCTTTCAAACGCCTTCAGCTTAGCGATGTCACCGGCGGCCTGTTCTCCCAAGCCCAATTGCGCCGCCCTATACGCCAGAATGTCAGACTTCGATTTGCCCAAGGTATCCGCCTGCGCCTTCAAGGACGCGAGGAAGGCAGTTTGTTTCCGCGCCGTCGACTCGGTATCATCCCCCAGGGCCTTCACGCTTGACCCGGCATCCTTGGCACCCATGCCCAGGCTTTCCATGGCCGAATCCAGTGCGCCGGTCTTTCCGGTGAGGTCGCCGGCGGCTTTGTTCGCGCTGTTGATCCCGCTTTCCAAGCCAGAGGCGGCGGCCTCAACCCCCTCCATGGCCTTTTGCAATTTCAGCGAGTCGGATTCGGCATCCTTCAGGCTGGACGTTTTAAAATCGATGCCAAGTTCCGCGGCGAAATCGTCCATTGCCCAAGTGCCCCATACTGTGGTTTCGAGGCCACAATAACGGAACGGGGGCTATTTTGAAAGGGACAGGCTCACGCGGCCTTTTTGGCGTTCCTTGCCATGCGATCCGACATGACGGAAACAAAGGCGCGATCGATCAGGATCAGGGCTTCGCGTTCAAAGCGGTTCGGCCGGAAACCGCGCAGCGCGCACCACGGCATAATCTCAGACCACGGGATTGCGGCGATGCCATTCATCGATTGCGGCCGGCCCTGCGCGGACAGTTCATCATATAGCTGGAAAATGTAGGCTGTGGTCTTCGGCGGGTCAGGCAGTCGCGTGACCTCATTTAGTTTTATGCCGTCCTGCGCATAAAGCCTTACGGCCTCCCGGTTGTAATGCAACTGCGAGAGGCCGTTCTTATCGGGAGCGAGAAGGGTAAAGCGCTCTTTCGCTACTTGCTCAACACGAGCGAGCGCGTCTGAAAAAAATTGGCTTGGTTCTTAACGGCCGCATTGACCTGTTTACGAAGCCAAGCGTTCTTCTGGCCGGAATAGATTTCGAAGGCCAGGTCTTCTGAGAAGGGAACCTCGTCGCCGGTCTTGAGGTTCTGCATATTCCAGCCGACCGTGAGTTGTGCCAGGAAGCGCATATTTTCGGCGCGGTTTTCATCGAAGTCATCGGCAACTTCTTCGCCGGTCTTAGCGGCGGCCTTGGCGAGATTGAAGGCTTCGCGGACATTGGCCAGAACCTTTTCCGACATGTCCGAGGATTCAACTTCTATATAGAAGGGGATGCCGTCAAGGCGCTTCAGGGCGGAGCCGTCCGGTGCCTTCAGCGGCATCTTGAAAGTGTCGCGCTGATCAGCAAAGCCAATGGCATCGGCAATATTTGAGAGGTCCATGCGGAGTTCCTTAAAGTTAGGGACCGGCTTCGCCCGCCGGCCCCCCTTGGAACTGGTCATTACGATGCCGAGAAGTCCTGGATCAGGACTACACTGTCAATCGTACCAGTGGCCGGATCAGGACGCAAGGCGCGGAAGCTGGCCGTTTGTTGGATGCCGTTTTCAGGATCATCCTTATCGTTGGTGTTGAGCTTGGTGCGGCCGCAATAGATTGCGATGCCCTGTGTCTGGTCTGGCGAATAAAGCGATATCGCAACGGGAACGATCGCTTCATTACGGAAGGCGTCCCGCAAAACATTGCTGTTGATATAGGCAGTCAGTTCGCCCGAAACCTTGGCATTCTTGCCGTAGAAGACATCCGGCGAAATCTGCGAGGCGATGACTTCCGGCGCCACACATTGCAGATCAATTTCAACCGTCATGTTTGTGCCAAGGCGGATGCGCTGGCCAGCGATGCGGATAGCGGCACGAATGCCAGTCAGACCACGATACAGGCCAGGCTCAACCGGAGAAGTGAAGTATGGCGCCGAAACGCCGGTCAAGTCATCGTTATCGCCCGTACCCACATAACTGAAGGTGATGTCCGCAAAACCATTCGGCGCGATCTTCAGGGACATTTTGGAGAGGCGGACATCCTTGTACAGGGCGGAGATATCCAGATCGGCATGATGATCTTCGATGGTGGCCACCGGATCGGTGCGGCCGGTTGCCGGGATATAGGTGCCCATGCCGATGCCGTTCACCGTGGCATTTTCATCGGCCACCGAAATGTCCGTGAACAGTTTCCCGTCCAAACGGTCAAGTGTCATGGCCGTAGCCGTCAGGGCTACGATAGTGGCGGGCTTGGCGATATCCAAAGCCGTGGCGATGGCACCCAGAGAGACGACATGTCCGACGCGGTGGCCATCCACGATAAAAGAACCGCCAGAGCCGCCCACGCGGGTCAGGACGCCCGTTGAACCTACAAGGGTGATGCCGTCGCCAGTGGCCGCCGTAGTCGCGCCCAAGGCCGTCATGTCGCGGCGGCAGATCGCCTCAAACTCGCGCTGCCATTCGGCGGAATACAGTTCGCCATTGATATCGCCGGCTACCATGAACTGGCCGTGGCCGATATCATGCTCTTGGCCATCCGTGGTCTTCTCGCCGGACTCGAAGGTGTTCTTTTTGAAGCCGATGGTGAACGACTTGCGGCGGGACTTGCGCGCATCCGTTGCCGTGGTCAGAGCGGGAGTGCCAAGCGCCGATTGGGGCGCGACGGCCACGTAACGATCAATGGTGTTCGCAATATTTGACATAGTGGGGCTTCTCCGCTGTGGATTAAGGGCAACAGGTGTTGCCAATAAGTATCACTGTTGCGGAAAATGCTCAAGCGCCACTATCGGCCCCCGTCTTCGACCTCAAACCAGATTGTCACAGCGCAGCGGATAAACGCGCCTTCAGGCGGCAAGCGGGTGATCGACGGCATACGCGGGATATCGATATCCGTTGTTCCCTGGGTGAAGGCCAGCGGACCCTTGTCCCAAAACAGGCGGCGGATCAGTTCGCAATATTCGCGCATTTTCTTTGGTGAGCCATTGACGGCGGGATAGTGCATCAGGGCTTGATAATAGCCCTTTTGCCGGGTGAAGACGTTTTCCCCACTGGCGATTGATGCGTTATACGGATCGGCCATGACACAGGAGCCTTCAATATACGGCTGGTCAATGACTGGCGTATGGGGGGAATCAGCATCCGTGAAGACCGCCCTTTCCGTTGTAGACGCCCCCACCGTTAGGGCCGTGGCCTTGGCGAAGGTGTCCAGCTTAATAGCGAACCCGCTCTCGATTTCAGCTTGCTTCACTGCCTGCCCCTGACTTCACTTGCCGGACAGCCCCGGCCACGATCTGTGGCCATTCCACCATCGTTATCCTAAGCATACCATTTGGCGCCTTGGATTTCGACCACCCTTCAAATTCGATCTTCGGACCATATGGCATCCGATTACGAAGGGTGATCTTGTCGCCAAGCTGGAAGGCCTGCATAGCGCGTCTGGCGGACTGAAACGATTCCTCGCCGGCGGTCGACGGCCCCCATTGGATGATCATAGACGGCGCGTTCAATGAGCTGCGCCAGTTATTCTTAAGCTGGCCGGTGAGTTTGGGCGTCCGCTGGATCAGCTTCGTGATGAACGTGTAATAGGCGATGACCACCGTGTCATGAAGCCGCCCCACGATCATTTGTTGCATAACAGCCGGTGACTTCGACCACTTCGCCATTATTCGGCGGCCTTGATATCGGTATCGAAGTCCTGAAACTCTTTTGGTAGCACGGGGAGCGGGACATAATGGCCGCGTTTCGAGTGCCAGCAATCGCCCTGATACTGGATAACGCCATCCTTCAGGAAGTAATGGCAAATCCTGTTTGGTTCGCCATCGCGCGCCGGCGCAATGGTATGTGAAAAGGATGGTTCAAAAGTGGGGAACTGGAAATCGCCATTGAATTTCCATGTATCCGGCAGGGGGTGCATCTGGTCGCATGGTTCGCAATAATGCAGAAACATCCCACGGCAGCGACGGAAATATTGACTGATCTGGCCCACGTCTAAACCCCGCTGATTTGTTGCTGGATACAAACCAGCCCCTTCCCCTTATTCTCGATTTCCATGTGTAATTCAAGATCGACGCCGTGGCACCGCGCATAGATGCCGGCAGCAAGAACCGCATCTTCATATGTGGTTGGCGTCCCAATGGGAACAGACTTCATATTTCCGAAAAGATCGAAAACCATCCAGGCCCGCAAGTCCCCATTGATGCGGATGACGTTTTGCATGGTGTCCCTATGCTGATCGGACTTGCAGGATATAGAGCGCAACGGTTCCCGCCGCGCCAATGGCTTCCACGTTCTGGATGGAATGAAATCGAGTATCCACATTGATGATCTCGCCCTTTTGGGGATCGCGGCCAAGCGTGTCACCGATCATGAAGACCTGGCGGTCACCGGCATGGATAATTTCACCGTCGACGGCCTTATCCGGATAACCGAAGACCAGCGCCTTGATGTCTGTGATCTGCGGTTGCCCCACCACTGAGTCGGTAGGATCTGCGCCGGGCGTTACGGTCTTGGTGATGAATTGCACCGTACCATTAGCGTATTTGGTGATTAGGCGTTTCGCTGTGGCCAGGGCGCGCGCCCAAAAGCCCGATGCAGCGGGCGAATCACTTACAGGCGCGTCGGCTATGACCTGCTCAAGCCAGTCACCCATTGCCCCGGCGGCCATGGGAAAGAAGGTTGTCATTTAGGACCGCCTTCCGCGCGCCACAGAGGCCGCCGCCGCACCTGTGGATGATGGCGCCTCTGCCACATAGCCGGTCAGCATCCGGATAACCTCAGTGGGCAGGATATCCGGCGCCGTGGCCTCAAAGTATTCCACTTCGATCGGACCCACCTTTTCCATTTTGATAGTTGAGGTGTCGCGTTCGACGGCGCGATCAGATATCACGATGTACCGGCAGTATTCCGCCGCGGCTTGCTGAACGGGCTTGGGAACGATATCGCCAGGCACCTGGTAATAAGCCGGATAGCTCATGTTTTCATTGCCGGTGACGACAGGACCGTCGACCACATAGGAAATCACGATACCGATTCGGGGGAAGTCGACGCCTTGGACGCCCGGATTAACCGGTGCGCCCTTCCAGACCACGGCGGCGCATAGGGACCGGGTGGCGCAAGCCGCGATCTGTTGTTTCTGTTCCGTGGTCTTTGCCGCCCAGGCCGCACCGTAGGGCGACAGTTCATAATAGGCATCGATAAACTCAACCGATACCAAGCTGTTTGCATCCGGAAGACCGGTGCCATCTTCCGGAGTGAACGCCATGACTTACTTCGCGGCCTTTGCGGGTTTTGTGCCAGCCAAAGCGGCGGCATCGGCTACAGGATCGGCGGGGACCGGTTCAGGTTCGCCCTTGGGTTCAGCGCCCGGCAGATCAGCGGCGGACATCGGCGCCGGCGGCGTGGGGATGACGATGGCTTCCGGTTCGGGTGGCGGAAGAACGGGTTGTGACACGTCCAAAACGCTGGATTGCGGCATCACGCCAAAGCCCAAGAGGGTTTCAGACAGTTGAAGTTCTTCGTGGGCCGAACTTTCGTTCAGGACGTTGCCATCCGGGTCCATGTCCACGAATTGTGGCCGAACGCCGGGAAACAGTTCACGGTAGCCATCGGAGCGGGCGCACTGGATAATCAGATCGCGCTTGCTGGCATTGATGAAGACCATGACATGAGCGGGTTCGACATCATTGCCGCCATCATCGAAGGCCGAGGAATCAACAATGCGGACATTATCGCCAGTGGCGCGCATACGGGCGGCAATACCCTTCACGGCAATGGAGTCATCAGCGTAAATGATAATGGTCTTTTTGCCGCGTGCCTTGATCGATTGCGGCTCAATGCCTTCTAAGAAGTCCATGGGATAAGTCCTTGTGCTTGCATGAAGCGGAAGGGTTCACCTGAACTGATCTCCCCGGCCCGCCATTGTGCGTAAGATAGACGAATTATCAAATCGCGCACCATATTTGTAGGAGGGGCCTTTATGGCGCTGATATCGGTGCCAACGGGATAGGCCAGGCTTTGATAATGGCAAGGCTTTGCGATCATCACCGGCAAACCTTCCAGTAGCGCATCAAGGCCAGCATTTGAATTTATGGAACAGACCAGATCATAACGCCGGACCACTTCGCGAATATCTCCCGGCGCGGCCCTGCGCAGCCCATGGGGTGGCAAGTTGGCATATGGGTGCGGTCTGTATTCAACTTCGATGCCCTGCGCCTCCAGGGCGTCCCGTATGGCATGATATGCGGCAATCAGTTCCTGACCACTCATATCGTGAGAAGCGTCGAACTGGACTTGACCACAGATCAGCGCCCGTTTGATCGGGCCGGCCTTCGGTTCAGCGATTCGGACATTAAGGGCGGCGGCGCGATCATCCGGCGCACTGGCGGGGATTTTACCCAAACCGCCCAAGCCGACATAGAGGAAGCCGTCCTCAAATTCCTGCGCATTATTGACGCGATCGATATAGCCCAGATCAATCACAATGACTGGGATGTTCAGGGTGCGGTATCTCGCCACGATATCCCGGCCCCAGGCCCTGACACCATAGATCACCACTACATCGGCCAGCATGTCAGACCGCCAATCCGAATGCGTAACCGTCTTGACCTCAAAAGAAAGCCGCCCCAATCCGTTTATGGCGGACTGGAGCGGCGTGATATTGCAATCGCCAATGGCGAGGGCAGTTTTAGCGCGAAGCGATACAGAAGCCAGCGCGTTGCTTGATGGAGGAGAAGACTGCATCCCAATTGGACCCCGTTGCCAATGCGGCCTCAGTCGGATTGATGCCGCCGTTGGTGGCGTCCCACTGATAGCCCTTGACGGACAGGTTATGCGCACCTTCACCATGCATTTCAAGGATAAGGTTTTCAAACCCGCCCTTGGGGGTGACGATCATCCAGTCACGTTCCGAGACGACAACTTCCGAAGCGGAAGCCACTAGGCCCAACGTATAATAGGTGGTGACCGGCGCCGAAGACGAACCGCTAACCGAATAGAGGCCCGGCGAGTCGATGACAAGCATCGGGATGCCGTAGGACGCCGGAACACCTTCATACAGGTTGTAATCGGAGACACCGGGGATTTTTGCGGCGACTTGATCACCGATCAGATCACGCCACGGCTTCGAGTGCATTACCAGACACACGATGCGATTTGAGAAGTCGCCCATGAGCGCGAGGCCCAGGTTCAGCGCAACGGAATTCATCGTGCCGCTGGCCGGGACGGTATAAAGCGAACCCGATTGGTTCAGGGCGGCGCGGGCTACCTTGATCGCCTGGTTGACCTGTTGCTTGAGACGGCCAACGATGAAGGCTTGGCCGATCTTGTAGCTGATTTCGGTGTAATCGCCCTTGACGGACGGATCGAAGTTCTTTTGGAACTGGCCAAGCGTCGGCTTGGTATAGACCTTCGTATTGAACTTTACAGAACGCTCATTGGCTTCGGTAAGGAACGCGGTGTCCGTCGAGGTGATCGCGGTCGAAACCGTGATATTCCGGCGGGTGAAGGCGTCTTCCAGCGAATTATAGCTGATTTTGTCGGCGTAGTGACCGACCAGCGGTTCATTGCGCAGGACCAGCGCGCCATTGGAGGCGGCGTTGAAGGCGTTCAGGTTTTGGGTGGCACCCTGGATCATGCCAGTATGAAAATACTGATCAGACAGGATGAAATCGGTATAATTACCAGCGGGCATTTAGGTTCCCCTATGACGATGATGCCCGATTGGCGGGCTTGGATGATGAAGATTTTAATCCACCACCCAAGCACCGCTTAGGATGGGCGAGTGTCAGGGACACCGCCCGACTGTTGCAATGATAACACTAACCTTTGTTATTTTGCAACACGAGCTTATTAAACGCCTCCGGGTCGCCGTGCTTCAGATTGTAATTCTTGATTTCTGAGAAAGTCCAATCCACCGGCTTCTTATTCGCGGGAGCCTCTTCGCCTTTGTTGCCCTCGGACGCACCGGACCCACCGCCCTTCTTAAAGGTGCTATCAAACATGAACGGCGCATCAGTTTTATAGCTGCCCACCAGTTCCGCCAGGGTCAGCGGATCATAGGTTTCCTTGTTCAGCATTTCCTTGCCATCATCGCCAACCAGTTTCATGGTGGGCTTGTTGCCCTGCCATTCAAACTTGATGTGCTTGGCGAGATCGCCGCCCAGAAACTTCTTGCCCACATCGTTGACGCCGGCGGCGGCATAGGCGCGTTCAAGCTGGACTTCGCGGGCGGTGTCTTCGGCGGCTTCACGGTACGTGACCTTTTCCGTCGACTCCGCCTTCAGCTTGCCTTCATAGGTGCGGGTGATGTCATCGCGGATTTTTGCGATTTCAAGGCCCTTAGTC